GTGTTGCTTGACGCTCATTCAGTATCTTTGTTATCGGGTCCTGTGGTTTCGCCATTATCTATGATCTCTGGTGCGCGTATGTTAATACCTAATACGCTTGGTTTATCGGATTCTTCTGGATTATCTAATAAGCCAGATGCTTTTGCCAATAGCCTTAATACGCCAACTTTATCCCACAACTCAATGTCCAAAGTCGTATAACTATTGCCTTCCTTATCAACTTTAGTATTCGACTTAATGGACTTAATGGCCTGTAGAGCATGGTCTGGTATATCCTTACTTGGTTTAACTTTAATATTACCTTGCTCATCCCATTCCATAATATCAGTAAGCTTTGTATTCGCCAAACATAAGAGAGAATAACTAACAGCTTCACGATTCTGCTGAAGCGTAGTCGAACGCTCAAGTTTCTTTTGCAAGCTACGGACACCACCATAGCCAGCAAGAGAAGGGATTGGATTTTTCTTTTTGACTTCATCCATTAAAATGGTAAATCGTCAGGAATGTCATCAAAAGTTGGCTTTGCTGCATTAGCTGGAGCAGCCTTTGGTGCTTTTGGTTTACCTAAAGATACAGCAATATATTCAATACCAGAGTGGCCACTAAGTTTCTTAGAAACATTTAGGTAAAATAAATTGCCATCATGGTCTGCAAATTCACCAGTGAAGTCTGCATGCCAATCTTCTTTTTTATTCTCATTAATAAACGCTACACCTGTTCCTGGTTTGCGTGGTTTTTGTTCTGCCATTATATTCTCCTTTATTTAATTGGCGTGGGTTTTACTTTTTTCGTCATACATTCTTCGCATATCCATCTGCGATTCTTACCATGTGCTGCAATCTTCCATTTACCATTGACACTAAACTTGTATTGGTAGCATGTTGAACAGAATCTATCACCAAGTGGACTAGGTTCTGCGTGTACATACTTATCCTTTAGTTCCATATTCGCTAATAGTCACTACTGCTGATCCTCCTGGTTTAGGTGTACTGCGTGCAATTGATAACATATCTATCTGTGAATCGTCATCATACACACCCGCTGACATCAATGCATCTAAAATAGCCTTCAAGCAATTATCGAGATCAAATATACGCCTACTTCTAGGATGAATATAAATATTAACAGAAAGGCGAGCATCGCCAAAAGATCCCACTTTGTCTCTAAAGCAGATGGCTTGGACTGCTGTCTTGAATAATACGCCTTCTTTCGATATGAATCTTCTTTTGCCATTTGCTCTCCAATATGTATTGACTGAGGGTGGATATGGAAGCTCTAATATCATTAAATTATTTTATTCAGTCTTGAATTAATATCGCCACCTTTAGAAAGGTAAGCTTTAATTGCATCATTAATAATACTAGCCTTTGGTTTCTCTTGTTCTTTAGATGCTTTATCTAATAGTTCAACACTAGATGGTGTCAATCTTACTAGGAATGGTTTTAGTTCGGTACTCATTCTATCTCCTTATACTTGGTTAATTGCTTGACTACTTTCTTCTTAATATCTTTTTGGCCTGTTTGTTTCTTATGTCTTAAAAATTCAGGCAAAATACAATCAATCGCTTTATAGGCTTTTAGATTAGGTGGATCTTCTCGCCAGCCTGGTGACTTTAATTCCACTTGACCTTTATCATTTTTGTATTTAACTTTATATTCATACTTACCGAAAGCTTTAGCCATGGATTGCATCCACTCTTTAGCTTCCATCTTTAAATACTTTCTCTACATTACCAGTAGAAGGATGGAGTTCGTATTCATATTCTTTAATTGTCTCAACAGAAGATGGTTTCTTCTTACCAAATATCTTATCGAAGTTGGCTTCAAAGATTTCTCTATCAGTAAATGGTCTGGGTGTTGATCCTTTGCTCATATGCTCAATATATATCTTATAGATATACAAGTCAATAGTATGTTCGCTTGACTTAAAAATAAATATGGCTTATATTACTCATACGGGGCCATTACCCAGCCCTCCTAAATGTAGTAGCTGACAGATAGGGATAAACGTGTTTAATCGGTGGATTCTTCTTACAAGTTGCTCTCGGATGAGATCAAGTAACAGTATCGGGGATCAGACCACTGGGGATGTAGCGTAGTGCATTACATCCAAACTAGATAAACGAGAAGCTACAATCCATCTGGATTAGTAAGATAATTTAAACAATACTGTTTATTATCGGGTTAGGTCTATTATTCGCACGAACTCTATCACATGATCCTCTATATTACCTATAAGCTACTAGATACCCTTTTGTTTGGTTTGTACTTAATCTATATATTTGTAAAGGCAGTCAGTAGGTAAGGTTTGCTTCTGCTAAAACATACCATAGTGATACGATATCTGTTGTCAATCATCTTAAAAAAGTAGGAAAAATTTGTGTGAGGTACCCCTCGGTATATGAGACATGGTGGGGGGTAAGCATGTGCCTTCCGAATTGTAATAGGTAAGCGTTTCAAATAGCCTAATGCTTGCAATGCCTACAGTATGTGGGATGTCATCGAAGCCCTATTGATTTCATAGGATGCTAAAGGAACCTTTAGCCTTCTTGAGGGATGCTCTAAGAGCCTTGAGCCATGCGGGTTATAACTTCTTTAGGTGTTAGTCCTTGAGATAACAGCCTTTCGGCCTCGAGTAAGTCGCTCTCTCTTGTTATAGTATTAAACAAGCTAGTTAACTCATCATCCCCTTGATTGCTTGATTGTGAAACTGTATGCGATTGAGAATCATTCTCATTGACTTCATTCAATACTCTATTAGTCTTTAATATCTCGCTAATCTCTGAGTTCTTTAGGTCATACTCTGAGACATCTTCTCTCTTTATTTTGTCATCATAGATAATGCGTCTTGTGTTCCCTTTGAGCTTTGGGAAGTAGTTATTGAATGATTCAATAGCGCCAGCCTTTTCTAACTTCTTTAGATGTTTACTTATGTTTTGAGATGTACAGCCTAAGTCTTTAGCAATAGTAAGACAGCTCACAAAAGAAAAGCCGCCCTTGTTGGCATAGCTAGCTAATACAGCCAACACTCTTAAATTCTCCCCTGTGAGCTTTTTATTTAAGAATGCCTTAATTGGAACAACGCAGAACTTTCTTAAATCCTCGTTTTTAACTGTCTTTAGCTTGATCTGTTCGGGGATTTTGTATTTAGATTCAATCATTTAAGCATTATATCAAATTATTTTACAATTACCTATTGACATGTTTATGAGATATCTATAAATTAACGCTTGCAACACATATTTTTAAACCATGAAAGGTACAAAATGAAAACGAAATATTCAAGTAATTCAGAACTTGCTCATATTTGGGCTAATGATCCAGACTCTAGCGTATATAAAAGCGCTAATTCTTTCAGCTGTCATTTTGGCAAATTGTACAGTTATTCAACTGTTATTGGTCAAATAGTAACTGAACCCGCTGGCCGCGATACTGTTATTTATAATAATGCTAGTTATAGCAATTCAACAGCCAAACATCAGAACTTTATGCGAGGCGCTACACGTCATTATGATGTGATTAATCTTAATATCCCTAAAATGAACTTATCATCTTTAGTATATGGCCAAAATGATTTCGATCAGTTTATTAAAGAGACAAGCGAGAAAAAAGCCTTAGACTTATTAGCTAAAGCATATAGAGCAAGAACTCGCGCTTCTTTTTATTACGCTGAAGCTTTTGACATCTATGAGAACTTAACTAAATATGCTCAGTTTTTTAAACTAGAATATACAGCGCCAGACCTTGAAAAGATTAAGATTAAAGCTGTAGAAGTCTACAAAATAGAACAGGAAAGACTCAGAATCCAGAGAGAAAACCGCATCAAGGATCAAGCGGAAGCGCTTACAAATTGGCGCGCTGGTTTAGATGTGCGTAATTATTTTGAAGTCACAGCGCTACGTATTAAGGATGATGAAATTCAAACCACAAAAGGCGCTCGCATTCCTGTCGATCATGCTGTTAAGTTTTGGGGCTTGATTAAATCATGGCATGAAAAGGGCGTTTCATATGTTAAAGATCATCATTCTATTCATTTAGGCAATTATTCAGTTAATAGATTTGAAAATGATGTTTTAACTGTTGGCTGTCATTCAATCCCATATTCTGAAATTGAGAATATAGCGCATCAATTATCTTTAAATTAAGGGGCTAATCATGACTAATTTATTAAAGAACTTTTGTTATTTAGCTTTAGGGTTAATAAGTTTTTATTGTTGGCTCATTCTATTACTAGCATTCTAAAGTTATCTTTAAGGGCGTTTAAATAGCGCCCTTATGGGCTAATTTTGGCCGAAACCATAAAAGGTTAATAAAATGATAGCAATTCAAAGCATTGAGGAATTAAAAAACCACGTAGATGAGGAACCATATAACGAGTTTTGTTTAAAGCTTAATGGCGGCTGTAGATCTACAAAAACTATTCAATATTTTAATGATTCTGATTATTGGTATATTTTAAATCATATTGATGACAGCGTTAGTGAATATGAAAGCACAAAAGACTTTATTCAAAGCGAGACATTAATCATTAAAGCAATGGCTAACAACGCATTTTTTAAAGACTAACTAAACCATGAAAGGTAATTAACATGTATACATCACAGCGTCAGCAAATAGAACTATTAACGCAAGCCCTAGCGCTTGCAATCACAGCGCCAACCAATGAAAAGGCCAATGAGTGTGTGGAAATGGCTTATTCATTCATGAGAGGCCTTCCCGCTCAAACTGTAGAGCGTTGCAAGTCTGAAGCTTCAAGAATGGCGGGTTTAATATGAGCGAAAATAAAAATTCAAAACTCGGAGATCATTCAAGGTTTGACGAATTATATTTTGATCTTCAAATTACTCTCGTATCAGCGATTAACACAATCGCATCATCTCAACATGACGGAAATATAGAACAGATAAAAGATGCCATAAGTTATATGGCTTATCAAGCGCGGAGGTCAGCATGAAATTCATTGCATATTATAGGGTTTCAACTGATAAGCAAGGTCAAAGCGGGCTAGGTTTGGAAGCTCAAAGAACTATTTGCTACGCCTACGCGCGCAGCATTAACGCTGAAATCATTTCCGAATATACCGATATTGAGAGCGGCTCTCATAATGATAGACCCGAGCTGCTCAAGGCGTTGGCATTATTGGAAATTGAGAATGGTTCTCGTTTACTTGTGGCCAAACAATGTAGGCTGACGCGATCGGTTGCATTGATGTCATCGCTATTGGAAAAGAAGGTGCCGCTTACCATAGCGGAAACGCCCGAAGCTAGTATTTTTGAGCTTCACATCAGAGCTGTATTAAATGAGGAAACAAGGCGGCAGATCTCAATCAATACGCGCAATGCGTTAATGGCCGCCAAAGCAAGAGGCGTTAAACTTGGCGCACCTAGAGAGATGATGAGAGTCATCGCTGTCAAAGGCGGTCAAGCACAAGCCAAAGTTAAGATAGCCTACGCATTAAAGATCAAACCTATGTTTGACTTGGCCATGGAAAATTGTGGCCGAGCATCATGTCGCAACATCG